CGAAATACCCTAACCGCTTTTTATTGATGCAAATGTATCAACAGATTGTTTTGGATGGGCAAGTTCAATCGGCTATCATGCAGCGCAAATCAAAGGTATTGAGCCAAAAGTTCAATGTAATGAAGGGCGGTGAAGTTGATGAGGAAAAAACCAAGATGTTAAATCAAAAATGGTTTTATGATTTCACCTCTTTGGCTTTGGATTCAATCTATTGGGGCTTTTCGTTGATTCAATTCGGGTCGGTTAAGAATGATGCTTACGAGAGCGTTGAATTAATCCCACGCATTTATGTTGTGCCGGAATATTACTTGGTAAGAAATAACACCGCCACCGTAACGGATGGTAAAAAATTCACAGAAAAGCCCTATTCAAATTGGTGTATAGGTGTTGGCGGAAAAAAAGATTTAGGGTTGTTGATGCAACTTGCTTCATACGTTATTTGGAAGAAAAACGCGATGTCGGCATGGGCAGAATTTACTGAAATCTTTGGCGTTCCGATGCGAACCGTTAAAACCGATGTTAGGGATGAATTGACCCGCAAGAACGCGGAAAATATGCTCAAAAACATGGGCGTTGCAACATGGGCGGTATTGGATTTAGCTGATGAGTTTAATCTACATGAAACAAGCCGTTCGGACGCCTACCAAGTGTTTGATAAATTGGTTGAACGATGTAATTCTGAAATCGCGAAAATCATCTTAGGACAAACAGGAACAACGGACGAAAAAGCCTATGCAGGAAGCGCAAAGGTACATGAAAGCGTTGCTGATATTATTAGCCAACAGGATATGCGCATGATGGAATTTGTTGTAAGAAATCAACTTTTCCCAATGATGCAAAGCGTTGGTTTTGATTTAACAGACTGCACGTTTGAGTACGACCGTAGCGAAACCATAAGCATACAAGACCAAGCCAAAATTGATGCCTCGTTTATGCCTTACGTTACATTCAACAAAGAATACCTCGAAAGCCGCTACGGTATTGAGTTAGACGATGTAAAGGCAATCGAAAGTGAACAAGTAAAGTCAATTAACAAAAAACTGCAAAATATTTATTCTTAGTGTGCAAAATTTGCGACCTATACAATGCAGTCAAGAACGAACCGACACCGTTTACAGAGGATGATTTTAACCGCCTGTCGAACGAGGTTTGGACGGGCATGGTTACGAAATACCACCTCCCTATTTCATCGTACCTAAAAACATCAGGCCACCTAATTAAAGGCGTTGATGAGGGGTTTGGCAAAAGTATAGCAGAGGCCGCGTTCGATAGTCCTGATTGGTTAATGTTGGCTGATTTGCACGAAAATATTTACACTTTTTCAGCGGCAAAGACATATCAGGAAGTCAGGGCAATGAGCAACCTATTGTTGCAGCCCGAATTAAAGGCGAACTTTTACGCATTCAAAAAAGAGGCCGAAAAAGTATTCCATGATTACAACGCGGCATACCTTGAGGCAGAATACAACACCGCAAAGGCATCAAGCCGAATGGCAGCCGAATGGATGCGAATTGAAGATTCAAAAGATGTTCTACCCTTTCTGCAATATCAAACCGTTGGCGATGGCAGGGTAAGGCCAACACACCGCCAATTAGACAATATCATCCGCGATACGGATGATAATTTTTGGAATGAGTATTACCCGCCAAATGGGTGGAATTGTCGTTGTACGGTGATTCAATTAATGGATGGTGAGCAAACCGACATCGCAGCAATTCCGAACATTGACGATGATGTGCCGCCACTTTTCAAAATGAACAGCGGTAAGGATAGGATAATTTTCAAGGACACAGGCAAAAACAAACACCCTTATTTCGATGTGGCAAAAGGCGACAAGCCTTATGCAATGCGAAACTTTGATTTACCAATACCACAGCCGCCACAATGAAAATCCCAATGGTAACTATCTTTCAGTACATCGAACTGCGTTATTCGGTTTTGTTTGATACCACAATTTTATTAATCCTAAATTGAAAAATAAATTCAATATGAAAGGACTTGATAAAAAAGTCAGGTCCGTTTTGGAAACCTCGTTAATCGTAATTGGTAACGAGGCAAAAAATCATTTTGTTAATTCGTTTCGGTTGCAGGGGTTTGAGGATAAAACGGTTGAAAAGTGGAAGCCACGAAAAAAGCAAGACAAACGCGCTGGGCGGGCAATATTGGTAAAATCGGGAGATTTGAGGCGGTCAATCAGGCGCGAACCTGTAAACAAGGCGGCAATGAAAGTAACCATTTCAACCGATTTGGTTTACGCAAGGATTCACAACGAGGGGTTAATGGGCAAGGCGTGGGGCAAAGCACCGTTTAAGATGCCCAAACGCCAATTCATAGGCGGGTCATACGTGCTAAATACCAAAGTGAAAAAAACTATTACAAAAAGTTTAGACAGGTTGTTTAAAAAGTAATTTTGCAAAATGCAATTAGCACTATACAACGCTTTAAAAGCACAAATTGAAACCTTAACCGCACTTAAAAAAGTGGGGCTTTGGAACAATCAATTTGAGCGCGAAGATGTGAACGTGCCTTTTCTTTATCCGTGTTGCTGGATAGAGTTTGCGGATATTCAATACTCAAACTACCTGAAAGGCGAGCAGCAGGTTACAATGACCGTTAATCTTCATTTAGGGTTTGAAAGCTACAAAACAGAGGACACCGCGATACTAACCCTAAAGCAGCAACTTCACGCAAAAGTTCACACCTTATCAGTTGGCAACTATTGGACTAAACTTTTGCGGTCGTCCGAAGTGCAGAACTTTGACCACCCGAACGTGCAGGAGTACATTATTTCCTATTTGGTTTCGGGTAAGGATTATAGCGTTTTAACATTACCGCCAACAACCGCAACGGTCGATACATTGAACACTAACAACGCTCCAATAATTGACAATGACGAAATCAGAACGGGCGTACTTCCTCAAAGCGTGTTATTAACAACGGAAGAAGGCTATGTAATAGCTTCTGAATTAGGTTATCAACTTGTAATACAGCAATAAAATGGCAACAGAACAAAAAATATCAGAACTACCCGCTGGCGTGGCGGTAACAGGAGAGGACAAAATCCCGATGAATCAATCAGGGGTAACTAAGCAAGTTCCAGCGAGCGCGGTTAAAACCTTTGTTTTATCAGGTGGCGCAACAGGAACATTTACAACCGCTGATGTTCCTGCGAAAACCGTTACCGTTACCAATGGTGTAATTACCTCAATAGTGTAGTAATGGCAAGGACAATCGCACAAATCGAACAGCAGATGTTAGATGCCAAGGCAGCGGACAGCAACCTTTCAGGACTAACATCAACCTCACAAACCGCAATATGGCGGTTATACATTTACATTGTTGCCGCTTGTATCAATGTTTATGAGCAATTACAAGACTTATTTCGTTCTGAAATGGAGGCGACCGTTGCGCTTTCCGCACCTTCAACCCCGCAATGGTGGAAGGATAAAGTGGAGCGATTTCAATACGATGCAACCGTTGCACAAGTAGCGGAATTAAACCTAACTACTTTCGTTATCGAATACCCAATTATCAACGCATCCTACCAAATAATTTCGCGTTGCAGTATAACCACCGCGCCAAATCGTACCGTTAATGTAAAGGTTGCCACAGGAACACCGCCAGCGGCATTAGGAGCAAGCGAGGTTTCAGCATTGGAGGATTACATTTCTGCTTGGGTTCCTGCCGGAATAGCCTTTTCGGTTATTTCGGAAACGAGCGACAAAATGGAGGTTGCAGCAGAAATTTATTACAACGGACAATACACGCCTGTAATTCAAACCAATGTCGAAACAGCATTAGAGAATTACATGGCAAATCTTCCCTTTGACGGCACTATTTCAACACAGGGCGTAATAGATGCTATTCAAAGCGCGGAAGGTGTTACGGGGCTAAAATTAGAGCGCATTTTAGTTAGAAGAAACTCATTGTCCTACGGTACAGGAACAACGCTTTATAACCTTGCAACATCTGTTGATGGTGTTACAGCCAACACTTACGCGGGCTATGTTGTTGAAGAAACAACCGCAAGCCATACATTTGCAGACACCTTAACCTATGTCGTTGTGTAATGGCAATATTTGATTTCAATACAGACCTATTTGCCGCAAACATGATGCCGCCACTAAAAAGGATTGGCCGATATTTGGCATGGGCAAAAGTGTTATTAAAGCCACTGCAATTCATTCATGATGCCTTGTTTGGAACGTATCGTGATGGAAATTCTGCCGCTGATTGGGATGTTTTGGCAACGTATGCAGTAGATGACCAAGTGAAGTATATCGACAAGGCAATTTATCAATGTTGGGTTGCAACAACAGCGGGAATACTACCAACAAACACCGACTATTGGGTAAAAGTTCAAGATAAATTCGTGGGCATTGTACCGCGTTCAAAATACAATTCTCAAACCCTGCTTTTAGAATGGGTATTGAATGAGTGGTTCGGTACAACCTTTGTAAATTCTGTTGGAGATAGCGATATTTACATTTCCAGCGTATCAAACACTAATCAAGATTTTATTGTTGGTGTAACAGAATCACAAAGCAGTAGCGCGGTATATCAAAACGGGGATGCCGATTCTTTTGTACAGGCACAAAATCCAACATTTTCAGGACAACTAAATTTCAGAATATTTATTCCTGTTGCGATTTGGACTGCTTTAGCATCAACAGACGATGACAGGGACAATACCGTGAGGGCCATTGCAGACCTTTATGTTTTGGCTGGTGTTCAATACACAATCGTACCATATTAATCAAACACAATGAAAAAACTAATCACATCTTACATCAACGCGGGAGCAGCGCAGCCGATTAAACAAGGAACACTCAATCATTTACAGGAAGCGCATGAGGAAACAATGAAAGCAAATTTGGATATGCTCAATGTTCGCGATGGGCAAATCAGGTCAACATCTTCCGTGCCTATGAGAATGGGCGGGTGCAGAAGAAACGGGGCTTTTCCAAATTACACCGTTAGCGTGGGTGCTTATTATTTTGAAAACGAAGTATGGCTTTGTGATGGGGGTGTTTTTCTCGCTATTCCTGTCGGGCAAGTGCTTGTTTGCACTAAAACAATCACATACGTAACAGCTACAAATGCCGACCCTGTCGAGTTTTCAGACGCTTCATCTAACAATGTTCACGCGGTAAGAAAAATAGTAATTTCTGCGGGTGTTAGCGGGTCGGGTGATTTTGATTTTGAGGATGCTTATGATTTTAATGATTGGAGTGATGTTACTTACAATGCCGGATATTTAAGCGCATCAACGCCCGCTTGGACGATTGCAAGTTCTGCCGATTGGGATGTAAAATTTACAGAAAGCGGAAAAACCGTTACAATAGATTTTGCAATAACCAACGGAACGCTGACAAACATTACATCGAATGTTCAAATTATTTTGCCGTTTAATAATGATTTCAAAGGGACATTTTCAGCGGTTGGAGAATATGCAAATTCAAACAATACGACACAAAAAGGGATGATAAGGATAACCGCTGCTGATGGCGGTAGTACGTTGTATTTACAGCCAATAGGGGACGCCTCCTTTGCTGTAAATAGTGGCGGTTTCGATGTTCGCGGACAAATAACCGTAATGATGCGAGAGTTCTAAAAAAATCTTTCTTTTCCTTGACCTTGCCCGCTGTAATACTCTGTTATTATTTTGCGGGCAAGTTTGGCTTCGGTGATGCCTGTTCTTTCAACCTCTTCAAAAAAATGTTTCTTTGAAGTGCCTGAAAGCTGCACCGTTACACGCGCAACAATCGCATCCTTTTTGTTGGTTTTCGCTGCCATAGTAAAATTTTTGTTACAAAAATAATCTATTTATGTTACAAAAAAACATGAAGCGTTTTTTTATTACAGAATTTTACAAACGTGAAAAAGCTACAATTCTCAAACGTTTCATCAGGTATTGCCACAATGCTAATTTACAAGCATCTTGGTAACGATGATGATATGGGTTACGGTGTTGATGGAAATCAATTCGCTAATGAGTTATTGTGGATTAACGAGCAATATGCAAGCGATGTACAGACTATTAATGTTCGCATTAATTCAGTTGGTGGCAGCGTTGCTGATGGCCTTTCTATTTGCAGCGCAATACTTAATTCAAAAATTCCTGTTGACACTTACATAGATGGAATGGCCTATTCAATGGCGGGCGTTGTTGCAATGTGTGGAAGAAATAAGTACATGGCCGATTTCGGTACATTCATGATGCACAATGTAGGGGGTGGCGACAACGAGAAAGTTATTGATTTGCTTACTAACTCGCTTGCAATCATCTTTGAAAGAACAACGGCACTAACACTTGATAAATGCCGCGAATTAATGAATAAAGAAACATGGATGAGCGCGGAAGAGTGCTTGTCGCTGGGTCTTATTAATTCAATCACAAAAACCACTACCAACAAAAAAGAAATGCAGAACAAGTTATTGCAACTTCACGCATTTTATAAAAATAGTTTATCAACTACAATCAAAACAAACATGAATAAATTAACCAACTTTCTGAAACTCACAAACGAGGCATCAGAAGAAGCTATTTTGGCAAGTGTTGAAGCATTGAAATCAACCGCTGATGCTAATGCTGAATTAGTGAACACGCTAAAAGAAGAAAACAAAAAATTGCAGGATGAATTGGCTGCTTTTAAACAAAAAGAGCAGGAGGCCGAAAAAACTGCCAAAGAAGAGGTTTTAACCAATGCCGTGAAAGAAGGTAAATTACCCGAAGCACAAAAAGCAGATTGGTTAAACAAGCCGCTCAATTCAAATGAATTAAAAGCCCTTTTTGCCGGAATTAAACCAGCCCATGTAAACATTGGCGAAGGTTTGGAAGATGGAAAAGCCGACCCGCGCGCTGATTGGACTTGGTCCGATTGGGAGAAAAAAGATTCAAAAGGATTGGCCGAAATCATGAACACCAATCCCGTGAAATTCGAGGCATTGAAAAAAACAATCGGACAAGCAAAGTAACATGGAAGCGTATTTTGAAATGTACCCCGAAGAAAAATTATTCTTTGTCTTTGAAGATGGGAATGTATTTTTTGCAAAGGACAAAAACCTTGCTGAAAAACACAAGCGCGACACTAATAAAGATTATCAATTAATTCACAAAAGCCTTGTTGATACAGATGGAGAGGCTATTAGTGAAGCGATTGAAAAATTGCAAGACTCTGATGAGCAATCAGATTTAGAAGAACAAGAGGAAAAAGAACAATCAATAAAACCAACCAGAAAAACCAAATAAAATGTCAGTAAATGCACCATTTGGAACAGCGGGAACGCTGACCATAGCAGCCACAGGAACAACCGCTGCAACCATATCAAATCAGGAAACCTACGTTTCTTCATTAACAACCTTAACAGGCAACGCAACGCTTGATTTAACAATATCGAGTGAATTAAAAGCGGGTGCATTATTGCATCTGAAAGTAAAAACAACCGCAACCGAAACCTTCACCTTCGGAACAGCCATTGATGGCCCGACCGTTACAGGCGTAGCAGGAAAAACATGGTGTCAATCCTTTTGGTTTGATGGAACAACATTTTTGCCTTGTGGCGCAAAAATTCAAATCGACTAATTAACCCAAACACTAACCAAACAACACAAACACAATGGCACTATTAAAAGAGATTTGGGTTTCTGATATTCAGAATGCACTAAATCAAAACGCAGCCTTTTTGCCCTTTTCGACTGACCACAGCGCGTACATTTCTTTTAAGACCGTACACGTTCCGCAGTCAGGCGCAAATCCAAACGTAATCGTTAATCCATCGAGCTACCCGCTTTCAATTGCGGAAAGAACCGATACTGATTTGACTTACGATTTAAATCAGTACGCTTTGACACCTACCCTGATTCCAAACATTGATGAGTTGCAAGTTTCTTACGACAAACGCCAATCGGTAATTGGACAACAAATGTCAACACTTACCGAAACAATCGGTAATTATGTTGCTGTTTCATGGTGCGCAAGCGGAAACTCAAACATTATCCTTACCACAGGCGCAGCAAGCGCAACCGCATTGCCTCCATCGGGCACAGGAACACGTAAGGAAGTAACCCTTGCCGACATCGCATCATTGGCCTCTAAATTGGATAAGGACAATGTGTCAAGAATGGGAAGAAAGTTATTGATGAACGTTGATATGTTCTTCCAATTACTTGCGATTAGCGATGTATTACGCGCATCTTACAACGGTTTCCAAAATCAAGGAAACGTATTGCAGACCGGAACGGTTGCAATGTTGTATGGTTTTGAAATCATGATTCGCCCAACCGTTGCAGTATTTACCAAAACAGGAACAAGTGCAAAGGCTGTAGGTGCTGCTGCTGCTGCTGATGACCGTTTAGCTTGCATCGCATTCCATCCTTCAACCGTTGCCCGCGCATTGGGTGCAATGACCCCGTATTACGATGCTGGTTCAAACGGAAACGGTAAACCTGAATACTTGGGTTCTATCTTCAACATGGATGTAATGTTAGGTAGCGCAATCATCCGTTCCGACCAGAAGGGTGTTGCTGCCTTGGTACAAACTTGGGTATCTTAATAACGTTTAACAACCAATGAAAAAAGCCTATCCGCTGCAAAGTAGGTAGGCTTTTTTTAAAACAAAAAACACTATGCCACTACCAAATATTACATTTATTCAAAGCCCGAACGGATTAGGCCGACCACTAACAGGAACAGACTACATCAGCGGGCATTTGCATTACTACGCATCGGGCGCAACGCTTCCGACAGGCTTTACAAGTTCTGACAGAATTAAAAAAGTTTTTTCTGTTGCCGATGCCGAAGCCTTGGGAATAACTGACGCGCACTTAGGCGAAACCAAAGCCGTTGCAAAACTTGTTATCGGTGGAACTCCCGCCGTTGGCGACACCGTTGCAATAACTTACACAGGGATTGATGGTGTTGAAACCGTGTTAAGCACCTACACAATGGTATTGGCCGATGTTACTTCGACCACCACCGCTGCCGCTGCTTTAAAGGCTGCTATCAATGCAGGAACAAACACACACGGATTCACCGCTGACAATACAACCAATTCGCTTTTTATTACCACAAAAGGCGGTGAGGGTATTTTTCCAAATTCAGGCACACCGTATGCAAGCGCAATCACAGGAGGAACAACAGGAACATGGACGCAACCCACAGGATCTGGTTCAACCGTTTTAGGTGTTGCATCGTGGATTGATACTTTACACTACCACATCAGCGAGTATTTCCGCATTCAACCTAAAGGCGAATTGTATGTAGGTTTGTACGAAGAAGAAAGTTCAACATACACTTTTGCTGCAATTACTACCATGCAAAACTTTGCACAGGGAGCAATTAAGCAAATCGGGGTATTTGAAAAGAATGTTGCATTTTCAACAGCGCAATTAACCGCCCTGCAAGCAATCGCAACAGCAAATACCGCTGTTTACAAGCCTTTGCAAATTGTTTTGAACGCGGAAATTAGCGCAACTGCATCGGTAGCATCATTGACAGACACTTCAACGCTGACCGCGCCAAAAGTAACAGCATCAATTGCGCAGGATGGGGCCGGTACAGGCTACCACATTTACAAGGCAACGGGCAAATCTGTTGGTATTGTAGGTGCTTTTATTGGGGCGATTTCCTTAGCTTCGGTAAGCGATTCAATTGCATGGATTCAGAAATTTAACATGGCATCAGGTGGAACAGAGCTTGATACTATTGCATTTGCAAACGGTCAACTTTACACCGATTTGGCCGATTCGCAATTTGAGAGCCTAAATAACTACGCTTATGTTTTCCTTGTAAAGCATATCGGAATATCAGGAAGTTATTTCAGCGATTCAAAAACATCGGTAACATCAACATCCGATTACAGCACAATTGAAAACAACCGCGTTTACGATAAAGTTACCCGCGTTGTTCGCGCTGCATTGTTACCATCATTGTCGGGCCCGCTGAAAGTAAACGCAGATGGCACACTTTCGCTCGATACAATCGGCTTTTTTGAGAGTTTAGCAAACCAACCACTTGTTCAAATGGAGGCCGATAACGAACTTTCTGCACACAAAGTAATTATTAACCCAACACAGAACGTACTATCCACATCAACCCTTGAATTAACAATACAACTCGTTCCGATTGGTGTTGCAAGGTTTATTGAGGTAAAAGTAGGTTTTGTTGTTTCAGTAGCTTAAAACATGGCACAAAATATCATTCCACTAATTAATGGCAAGGCGTATGAATACGCTGACATTACGGTAAACATTCTCGGTGTTCCTTTTTTGGAGGTAACATCAATCGAGTATGGCGAGGTCGCAAACATTGAAAACATCTATGCAGCGGGTCGCTATCCTGTTGCGCGCGGTCATGGAACGGTTGAAGTGGCGGGAAAAATCACTATCCTAATGGGCGATGTTCAAAACTTGGTATCAGTTGCGCCAAACGGTCGCTTACATGATATACCTGAGTTTGACATAAACGTAACCTTTACGGATGTGAATCTTATTCCCGTTAAGCACGTAATCCGAAACGTTCGCTTTAAAAACAACATGATTTCATCTTCAACGGGCGACACTTCTATACCTGTTGAACTTGAAATTATTCCTTCTCATATTGAATTTGTTTAGTAAATTTGAGCCATAATTAAACCACAATGGAACAACTTACAGAACAACAATTGAGAGAAAAGTACGGTGTGTTTTTTACTCTTAGCGTAGATGATTCAACAGGCAAAAAAATCACGGTTTTTTTACGAAAACTTGACAGGATTGTTTACTCATCGGTATCGGTAATCATTCAAAAAGATTCATTAAGGGGCATTGAAAGCCTGTTAAAATCTCTTTGGATTGGCGGGGATGATGTAAATTTAATCATTGATGACTTTGAGGCCCTAAGAAGCGCAGAGGTTACATTGATTGAAATGCTGCAACCAAAAGTCGGCACTTTAAAAAAAAATTAGAGGCCGCTCGCCAAGAGTTACTAACGGATGAGTACGCCCGAAAGGATGCACTCATCCGTTTTTATTTACACGTTGACCCTGACAAATTAAGCGATTCAGAATGGGCAAAAGCAGCCGAGCAAGTAATGTGGGTATTAAAGTTTAACGGAACAATACAGGAAAAGTAATGAGTGTTCAAAACGAAGGCGTAAGGTACACGCTAACCCTGCAAGATTTATTCAGCAGCAAAATAAAAAGTGCTGCTAATGAAACCGAGAGGCTAAACAAGGATATTGTTAAAACTCAATATTCACTTAATGGCCTAAAAACTGCATTTGCGGGCATTGGTGTTGGTTTGTTTGCGCGCGAGGTAGTAAACACTACCGCCCAAATGGAGGGGTTAAGAAATCAGTTAAATTTTGCATCAGGTAGCGCAACACAGGGAGCAAAAGATTTTGAGTATATCAGGCAACAATCGGAATTTTTAGGGCTTGATTTATTAACAGCCGCAACCGCTTTTTCAAAGTTTGAAGGTGCTGCAAGGGGAACAAGCTTGCAAGGTCAAGGCGTTCGCGATGTTTTTGAAGGTGTTGCGCAGGCATCAACGGTGATGCACTTATCAGCGGAACAATCAGAAGGGGCATTTCGGGCATTAGAACAAATGCTATCAAAAGGAAAGGTTCAAGCGGAAGAATTGCGCGGCCAATTAGGGGAAAGAATACCCGGCGCGTTTCAAATCGCAGCCCGCGCGATGGGTATGACCACATCAGAACTTGATAAGTTTATGAGTGAGGGTAAATTAATGGCAGAAGAATTTTTGCCTAAATTTTCCGAACAATTAAAACGAGAATTTGCGGGCGGTATTGATGCAGCGCGCGAAAGCGTTACCAGCAACCTAAACCGAATGAATAATTCTTGGTTAGAACTGAAATATACTTTGGGCGAATTGTTTTTGCCCGCAATTATTGGAGTTACGCAGGGTATTCGTTCTTTTGTTGATGTGGCAAAAAGTGTTGTTGATTACGTTGACCGTAACCGCGTTGCATTTGCGGGATTAGCTGCTGCAATCGGAACGGCTGCTGCTGCTTTATTTCTTTACAATGCTTACACAAAAATAGCAGCCGTTTGGACTGGCGTTAAAATGGTTGTTTCGCTTGTAAGTCTAACCGCTGCATTGGAGGGCGTAACCGTAGCGCAATGGCTGCTAAATTCAGCATCGGCATTTTTTGCAGGGCTTACGGGTGTTGGATTGTTTGCGGTGGCTGCGGGTGCTGCCGCTGCTTTGGCTGTTGGAATTTATGCAGCAGCAAAGGCGCAAGATTCACTTAATCAAAAAGTAAAAGAAGGTCAGCAAATCGATACCGCAAACAAGGCAATTAATCCGCTTGCAACCACTGCAAATAAACCGCCCTCATTAACGCCAACATCAGCAGCAACAGCACCGAAAACAGGCGGAACAACAACCGCATCAGTCGAGGCGCAAAAGATGCAGAATTTCAACATCGATATAGGCAATTTGATTGAGAAATTCACCATCCAAACTACAAACATGAAAGAATCGAGCGCGGCAATTAAGGACGAGGTAACAAAGGCTTTGATTTCAGCGGTTAATGATTTCCAACTAATGGCAACAAAATAATGAGCGTTAATTTTATACTCCCTCAAAACAAAAAAAAGGCAACCTTTCAAACATTGGCAAAGGGTTACGGTTTGCCTATTGTAAAACGCGCTTTTTTGAACACCGAAGAACTTGATTCAGGGACTAATTTTGGGATTGGCGACAACGAGGATGGGCGGTCATGGATGGGAACGCCTTTATTTTCTACTTTGTTTATTGAACGACCCGAAACATCGGAATACATATACAACGAAGAAACACAAACCTATTCAGAAACACCGATTGTTTTAGCATCCAATAAAACCATAGGCGACAAACAAGGTGTTTACATTGAGGGCTGCATAATGGATGTGAACGAGGTAAATAATGTCGTTACTACTCAAATTGATGGATTAAATGGCGGTGTGGATGAGTTTATAAGTAATGGGGATTCTATTATTTCAATTCGCGGCTTTTTTGCCTCAAAAGATGTAAACGTACAGCCACGATTAGACACAGAAATATTGCGCTCCTATTGCCGCGTTGGTGTTTCTTTGTCTGTTGTAAACTCTTACCTTAATGACACTTTCGGCATCGGCCAAATCGTTGTTTTATCAACTAATTTCTTCCAACAACAGGGCATGAGAAATGTGCAGTATTTTGAGATTCAAGCAAAAAGTTCAATCACTTTCACCATTGAGGAAGTAAATGCTTAGGATTCGCAAAGGCATAACGGTAACGCAAGTACCAACGCAGGCACACCCGAATAGAAACAAGGTGCTTTTCTTTCCGTATGTAAATGTTTGCACCGTTTCCGATAGCTTCGACACTTTCACGGGTAGCGCAACGATTATTTTGCCCCAAAATTTAAAGTATCAAAATCGCAATATTTACGAGGGTGTTGACCCGATGATGATGCGAGGCGACAAAATAAAAATTGAGGCTGGATATTACCCGAAAATCAAAACATTGTTTACGGGCTATATTTCCAAAATCGGCAACAACATCCCGATTGAGGTAAAATGCGAGGATGAAATGTTTGTTTTAAAGCAAAAGATTAGTCCGAATTTAAGTTACAAAACCGTTAATCTTAGAACATTCATTGCGCGGTTGATTGAAGGAACAAACATTCCATTTACTGCCTCAAATATTGACTTAGGCGCAATCAGGGTGAACCAAAGTAACATTGCAAAAGTGCTGCAAGTCCTGCGCGACACTTACGGAATTTACTCATTTTTCCGCGATGGGGTTTTAAAAGTTGGCCTGCCTTATTACCCAAACGAGGCTATTGAGCAAACTATTTTGATGGAAAGGCAAATTATATCCAATGACATGGAATATTTGCGCAAAGAGGATGTTAAAGTAAAGGTAAAGGGCGTTTTGATTAATCCTGATAATTCAAAAACAGAAATATTTGTCGGTGATGAAGATGGAGAACTTCGAACCGTGTTTCAAGTTGGCGGCACAACCACAGAACTAAAAGAACTTTGCAACAGGTTTTTAGAGCAAATGAATTACACGGGTTATTATGGTAAATTTACCACATTCTTAGAGCCAAGATTAAGGCATGGCGACTATGTTCGATTAGTTTCGTACAAGTTGCCGGAAAGAAATGGAACATACTTGGTTAAGGATGTTGAAACCTCGTTTGGCGTGAATGGTGGCCGACAAATAATTGAACTTGAAAGAAAGATTTTATGAGCAGCGAAAACAGGGATATTTTAGAGGCGGTACAAGCACTTGCAAAGACTGACGAACTATCGCAATTTAAAAGCATTGTTTGTAAGGCATCCGATATAAACACAACCGAACTTACTTGTACTGCCACGCCCATAGATGGTACTGCTGATTTTTTTGATGTTAGACTAAACGCAAACGGTCAAAAAGGATTTGTTTTGATTCCAAAAAACAACTCAATCATCATTATTTGCCAAACATCGGAAACATCCGCGTTTGTTTCAATGGTGTCGGAAGTTGACCAAATCTACCTGAATGGCGAAAACAATGGAGGGTTAATAAAAATCGACAATCTTAAAAGCCAATACGATGCAGGAATTGCAGCAATAAAGGCAGCGTGTGTGGCTGGATTCTCCGCGCTTAGTGGTTTAGATGGCGGGGCTTCTTTGTCTGCATTTAACGCTGCCGCTGCATCAATTCAGAATTTGAACCTATCACCATTAGAAAACAACACCGTAAAACATGGAGGCTAAAGATATATTAGAGGACACCGAAACACAGGACTTGAAATGGTCGCCCGATGGAGATTTTACCGTTGGACTAAGTGATTCGCAGCATATTAAGGATATTGTTTTTTCATCACCAAACGCATGGAAACAATACCCTTTTTGTGGCGTGAATATTACAACCTACTTAAACTCATCAGGCACTCAAAACCTATTACGAAAAACCATTTTTGACCAACTTACAACCGATGGATATGGTCAGGTTTCGGTAACGTTTCAAAACAACGATGTATCAGAATTTAACGTAAATGCTGTACGAAATTAAACAACAGGACACTATTCAGGATGTTGCCATAAAACTTTATGGCCGACCTGAATACGCGGTAAAATTAATCGATGATAACCCAGATTTAATTTCCTTTGTTAGTTTTCCTGCGGGTGTTTCGATTTATTACGATGAGGCGTTTAAGTCGGAAATGTTACAATTTTTTCCGTTACCTTCCGTTCCCGTAAACACCGAAATACCAATTTACACAATTGAGGCAGGGCAATCGGCCTACGATTTGGCTGTAATGTGGGGCTATGGCATTAATGGAGTGATTGAGTTTATGGAAGCAGCGGGGATTGAAAGTTTAACGGATCAGGATTTATCTGGGCAAACTTTTCAACTTGCAAAAAAACAAAGTAACATTTCAAACTATATTACATCAAAAGAAATTACTTTTGCAACTAACGCGGTGATTGACTTAACGCCCGCGCCACCGATTACAGGTAGTTTTATTCTGCTCGAAAGCGGTGATTTTATTTTACTTGAAACAGGCGACTTAATTTTGATTGAATAATGGCAAACGAGAAAATAACAGACATGGTATCGGCCAGCACGTTTAACGATGCCGATGTTTTTCCGCTGGTGCAAGGTGGCGCAAACAAAAAAGGCGCATGGAGTTTGTTTAAGTCGGTTTTAAAAACATACTTTGACACACTTTACGCCACAGCAGCAAGTCAGCCACGTTCGATTTTCATGGATGCTGGCGACCAATCAACAACCTCAAACGTGGCGACCGATATTACAGAATTGGTTTTTTCTGTCGAAGCAAATAAAAGGTATTTCGTGCGCGGGCATATAAGGGTTGGGTGTAACAACACAGGGGGCGTGAAAATTGCGGCCACCGTTCCCGCTTCTGCCACTTTTTACAACGCGGTGGCGGGTCGTTCTGTAACAACCACACCCGCGACCGTTGCAATAGGCGCAATTAACTCATCAGGTAGCTTGTCAACCGCTACCTTTATTGTTGCAAACAATGCTTATGGATTTATTGAAATTGCTGGTGAGTTTACTATTGGCGCAACGGCTGGAAATGTTCAATTTCAGTTTGCATCAGGCACAAATACACAGACATCGACCGTTTATCAACAAGGAACACAAATCAGCGTAATCGAACTATCATGATAACAATTCCAGCAGTATTTAAAAACGGGTCCGCCCAGCCTGAATCCATCCCCGAAACGAAATTTGGAAACTATTTCGATGGGGTTAATTATTACTACTTTGAAAGCCAAGAGGAAGCAAACGCATGGAGGCAGCAGCAAAAAGACCAGCCACAAGTGCCGATTGAAGATGCTTTCTTTAAGGAAGAAAATGTTTTGAAAGTTTGGGAGGCGTTGATTAATTCTCTTGAAAAATTACCACCTGAATTGCTTGACAAACTAAAAGAAACGTTAATAAAATAAATATATTTGCATCATGCCGACACAAAAACCAAACAAGCCAACGGTTAAACAACCGAAAAAGAAAAGCGAGCCAACGCAAAAAATTCTTAACCCCGAACCAACTAAAAAACCCAAAGTTAAGATTTGAAACTACTGCTTTTCATATCGGTCCTTGCGCTATACATAGCCAATTTTCACCTATGCAACATTATTGCGGGCGATGACATAGCAGAATGGTACAAGTGGCGCGGCATCAATTACACCGCTGTTTTCGCGTTACTATTCGCAGCGGCCAACATCGGGGCAAGCGGAATAACGAGATTTTTTCTAAACATCGCATTTTCGATAGTTGTTTCCGATTTAATCGACCGACTTTTCTTTGACATAACAACCTACGAATGGAAGGATTTGTTGACCATTATACTGACTCTCTCGACCTCATTTATCGCATGGAAATACAAGCACAACTAAACGAAATAATCACCAGCCAAAAGGAGATTCAGCACGATATGAAAAATCTTCGTCAAGGCGTGAATAACGTGCAATCAGCGCAAAAGAGGCTTGAAGATTATTTACACAATGACCCCGAAACAGGCAAGCGCGGTGTTATTAGCATGGTATTTGAGCATAACGAGTTTATTGGTGACCTGAAAAGCAAAGAGGTTTTGAAAGATGTTGCCGAACTAAAGAAAGAGGTAAACGAAATCAAAACACGCGAAAAGGTTTTGGAGGGCAAACGCGGGGTTTGGACAATTGTACTTGGGGCCATTGGTAGTTTTATGTTTTGGCTTTTTAAAACTTTGGTTGTATGAAAAAGCTATTCAACAACCTCATCAAGTCCTTCACCACCGATTCAGATGGTTTTTCAGCGCGGAAATTGAGCGCGTTTGTTGGAGTTATGACCGCGATTTATGTTACCGCAAAGGAAATACCACAGGAGGCACAAATCAACGCTTTATACGCTTGGTTATGCTTTGCCTTGGTATGCTTAGGAATAGTCACCGTTGAACAAATAATCAGATTTAAAAATGGCAGCAATAACGTCGAGGAAAACGGAACACCTACACCCTGACTTAACTAAGGTTTGGTTAGAAGCCGAAAAGCGTTGGGAGGCATCAGGCGGGGCAAATGTATTTTTAACTTGCACCTATCGAAACAACGAAGCCCAAACCGAACTATACAAACAGGGCCGCGAAAATAAAAAAGGGCCGATTGTTACATGGGCATTGGCCGGACAATCGCCTCACAATTTTAACCCATCGTTTGCTTTTGATATTGCTTTTTTAAAAGCCGATGGAAAAAGTTTAGATTGGAATAGGTCAAATTTTATCGCATTTTCAAAGGTTATTATGGAGGTGGCCGATGAAATGGGAATAAAAGTTACTTGGGGCGCAGATTGGAACAACGACCGCAAAATGGACTTAACAAAAACCGATTTGCCGCATTATCAATTAACGGATTGGCAAAAATTAAGATGATAGAGGGAGCTAAAAGTAATTTTTACACAGATGTAAAAACCCCAATCATTGCGGGAATGGAGTTTTGCTATAAAAAAGGCGAAACAAAAAATAATAAGTGTATGCAGATTGGGTATGATTTAGTTAGAATCTATTTTGATTCAAAAGATAAAGATTTAACCATCGGCCAACAGCGAATAAAAAGGGTTTTTGAATGACCAAAGGCAAGCAATACCAAAACATCTACGACCAGACGATTATCGAATTTGTGGAAAACATCACCGAGAAATCAGGCACAAACCTTAGATTTAAGTACATCCAAAGCAAGCACAAATCAGGCGAATTAATCGTACCTTTGAAGTCATGGGCGAGAGTAAAAGAAAGTTGGAATGAAATCAATTAATTATGGAGCGAGATTTTGAAAATGAATTTATAGAAACTCCAATTAATTGGGTTGGAAAATCAGGTAACAAATACCCAATACTTAAACCGACATTCAAAGAGCCATTTCCTTTTATTAATCATGGAAATGGTGGCGTAATGGAATTTAAAGGTATGCCGCATGAGGCAAGGGGATTTTATAATGATTTACCAAAGAATGATTATCCTTATACGATTGAGTATAAAAAAGAACATAAATTTGCTTGTTACAGAACACCAAATGAAACAATTTAACCTCAACACAGCGTTATTATTAGCCGTTATCGGGCTGCTAATTTGGAACGGCTGCAAAAAGCCGAACACGACCGAAACGAGCCAAACCATTGTAAACAACATCTTTGATTCTACGCGGGTCAAAAGTCAAACGTTTCACACAAAGGAAACTAAAACCTTTCGCAAAGATTCGATTATTGTTCTGCCGGTGAACGTTCCGATTGATTCAATGACGGTCGTTATGGCCTATTACACAAAGGTTTATTCACGGCAGGAATATCGCGACACCAATTTAGCCCTCACCATAGAAGATACAATCTACAAAAACGGCATCTTTTCGCGCGGGTTCACGTACAATATTCTTAGGCCGACCCAAACTATCACAACCGTAATTAACCCGCCTGTAAAGCAAAAATTGACACTTTCGGCAGGGGTTTTATTAGGCACAGACCTGAAACAAATAAAAACGGTAAGCCCCTACATTGCGGCAAGATACCGAAAAGCAGGGGCTTTGATTGGGGTTGACCCGATCGGGCGAATGTTTGTTATTGGGGCGGATTGGCGGTTAAAATAAATTAAGCGTGGCTTTGTGGCGGTTTGTCTTAACCTATAAATTCTTCCTTTCGGATATTTTTACTTAAACTATTCGTTCTCCACTACTCACCACGCTCGATTTATTTAGTGTACCACTCCGATTTTTTAAACCTCGTCCATTGATTAAAAGTATAGGTCGAGAAAAACAACCCGATGCAAACAATCCAAAAGAACGCTGCGATAAATGCCCAAACGTAGCCAAGGCCCTCGCTGTCATTATACGCTGCAACTTGGTGAAAATTACTTGGCCATGCGAGTTGATACGCGAAGAACCAATACAATGCCCATATCAAAACAACGTGCTTGTAATGAGTTAGAAATGATTTGAAGTTTTTCATCTTACTGGAATTTATAAGGTTGTTTTCCGATTTTCACCCGCGCGGCCTGAAATCTATCA